GCACAGCTAAGCACCCCCTATATGTTCTTCTCGCGAAGAACCCACCCTACTCGTTCAAGTAGGGGCCCATCTCTCCTTCAATGCGAGGGAAGAGCGCCTCACGCTAACGCTTAGATGATCTTCACCAATGGCATCGCTGCCAATGATGGAGAAACATTTACGCAAAGCGGCGGTACCGTCTAACGGGTCCGACACTTTTCGGGCAGATGGAACTAATCCCCGGTATTCAAACCGGTGAAGAGTTCTATTCCACCTTTGGACTGAATACTCGCCGCTGAACGAGATCCAACCCACGTACGACGCCGTTTTCTGAACATGCGGCAGAACTCGGCCAAGGAGCCCTTCTACGGACTCCCTGACCGCTCTTGCCGCACTCCATAGTCCATTCAGATAGAACTGATTGGCCATGGAAATCCAGGAAACGACACCCTCAGCGTCACGCCTGTGTACAGGATGATCACGACGGCAGTATACGGGAGTTACCCGTTCTCCGTCATAAGCATCCTCTCCACAAGACTCTCTGAACTTCCCAGTCCAGAAAGACTTGTTTTGGTTCACTTGGAAATTAACACTCTCCAAGTAAGCGCACACAGCAGGTGCCTCGTTTGACGGGACGAGAATATCGTCACCGTAAACGTATACATCACGACTGTATTTTCGTACAGTCTGTGAGGTGATGGCACAATTCGCCTTCTGAATTCGAGCCGAAACACTGGCAATAAAGAATGCCAGCGCTTCAACTGGGAAACAGACTGCGGATCCCATAGACGCATACTTCCGAAGAGGAATAACATCCCCACTAGGAAGTAAAGCAGAGGTACTTCTGACACTTTCAAACAACTCCAAAGTTATCGGAGAAACTTGAAAGATGTCCCGTACGTGCTCCAAAGTCACCAAGTCGCTAGCGTTCTTCATATCGATGGTAGCTAAGCTACCATCGCGTGAAGCTCGTCTAGCGAGCCGCTGATTAATGGACTGATCGGAAAAGTTTATCCGACCGCCAGTAATCTTCGACTGTTCTATCAGTCGAACGAGCCACTTCCGTACAGCTTGCTGAGCAAACTGCATGGGCTGTGATTCCACAGCAATGACTCGTGGTGACTTCAACGTCTTAGGCACAAAAGTCACCTTAACAGGTGGCTCGGCCTCGGGAGGGAGAAAGGTGACGGCAGGCACAGCCCCGTCGATCCCCAAATGGGTATCGATAGCGGTTGAGTAGCTTCCCGTAGCATATTCATGCCACGGAAGAAACCACTCATGCCTGTCGTACCAAGTGTTAAATACCCACTTTTGGTTGTTAACCTTATGTGAAGTATTGACACCTGGACCGTGCTGTGGTGAGAATTCGGTTGGGATCCCGTAATCACAGGATCTTAGCAGATCACTCACCACTATGGCAGCAACTCGACGGAAAATATCCCGTTGAGAAGAGTCACCATACAGAGCACATTTCTCCTCAGTACGAACAAAGTCTTTCTCCGCAGAACGCACTCTTTCAGTAGTACACTGTCTGAGTACCTTCTTATGCAATAGGCAAACTTGCCGAACTGCATAAATATAGACGGATTCCGGCTTTGCTCGCAACTGCCCATCACTGTCAAAGATATGACAGAGGAAACCTGAGAGAAATCTCGGGAGACCTCCTTTTCGTCCATTCTTTCGGAATGAACCGAAAAGTTGATTGTCAATCGAACCCGTGTCAAGTGCTCTCTCGAACGCTTGGCAAAAGTTCGGGAGGGTGATAGTCAAAAAACTATCACCCTCATCTTTGACCCTTCTCTGGATCGTGTTAAGATCCCGAGAAATGGGGACACCGCATAATTGCCCGACGGATGTCAGGACTTTCTCCGTAAGCCAGCTCAAGCTTTTCATGCTTCCTCCTATAAAGGGGTGTTGCATCTTGAGCCCATGCTGGCCAACAACAGCGCGGTCTATTACAGGCTATATAGGATAATATCCTATATACAAGGAAACCGGTTCTGCGCGGGATCTCCTCGCAGAATCAGGTTTCCCCGGAAATGACCTTACTGATGTTGGTACCGGTCGCAAGCCAGTCCTTCAACGAAGTAACGAGGTATCCGGTCTCGGTGTCGGTGATGTTTTTCATCGCCGGCTGATCGATGACCAGGTACGCGGAAGCAGATGCGACGATCGAATTCGCTGGAACAAGAAGGTCAGCTACTACCTTCGAGAAATCCAGTCGAACCGATGTCCGGTTTCGGCTCTTGTACTGATGACTAACGGTCAGACGAAACGTCTGTCCCGAACCATCAGTAACTTGATACACGGAACCATCTGTTCCTCGCGAAATCGCAACAAGCGACTTCGCGACTGCGTTATACGTGATGGACTGCGGATCGGCAAGCATGGGAAGGCTCCTAATATGGAAGATGGCTAAGTACGCCGGTTAAAAACGACTCTTGGATAGTCCAAGAGCAGCGAGGATTGAGAGACGGTACGCACTGAGCGAACCGTAACTCACTCCGAACCCGTAAGGAGAAGCGTATGCGCGGAGCTTCGACTCCCACCCGTAGGTGCGAGTCGCAGTAACGCTACCTGCCTCACCAATGTCACCTGGAAGATTCCAGTTCTGACGTGGCCAGTCAGCATGCGCTGTTACAACTGTCAGACGACGTGTTGTCGTCATGATGAAGCTGTAATCCGCTACGAGGTTATCGACTGCATTTTGCGAAACGTTGGAGACAACGTCACCAAAGTTCGTAAACCAGCCGGCTAACCATGTCCACGGGAAAACGTCGTAGACCAAAGACGGTGTCGGTAAGGCACCGTACATGGCCAACTTCACTCTCGGGGACATTCGTCCTTCGATCTGCTCAGGTATGTAGTATCTAAATTTTCCTACAAACCATGAGTGCTCAAAGTCAGTAACGTCGGTTACTAGCCGGCCTTTTGCGCCAGTTAGTGCACCGCCGATGCTGATCCCTGAGTCACCAGCTAAGAAGCACGCAAGTTGGTTTCCAACTATGGGTGTTTCGGTGCTAGTGGTCGAGGACGACGAAGAGACCTCTCGTCGTCGATGCACGCCTTCGCGTTGACGTTTATAGAGGTCCGCAAGATGTTTGTCAAGCTTCTCATGAAGCTTGATAACCTCGTGCAGATCTTCAATAAACGGTTTCCAGCCAAAGACAATGTTTAGGTACTCGTTTCCGAGTGCTGACATTTTCTTGGCAAAAGCAGCCGCGGCCATAATTGCCGCAGGATGCCCAGCGCGAAGGAGTGCTCTACCTGGAGCACGAGGAAGATCACGAGCTTCAATAAGCCACTGGCCAGCTTTCGCCAATGGATTACCTGGTCTCGCTTTCTTCCACCCAGTGGCCCCTTTCGTCCATGCAGTTGCACGGGCGGAAGTCCAAGAAGGTGCTGTAGCAGCATCTTTTATGGAAAAAGGCGCACGGGGTGTGCCCAGCGGAACAACAGGACCCTTATATCCTTGACCGTTCCTCCAGAGTCGTATAGACCCTGGAAAGAACATATCAAAGGTATGGGTAGCATAGAAGCCGGAGCCATGAATATAGACTCCGTTCCTTTTCAAGTTGTTCTGAGAGATGATGAGGCGGTCGATCCGAGCGCCATAAACAGTCGTTGCACTACCTAACTTGTATTGCCACGAGTTTACACGCTCGGATACCATCTTCCAACTCCTGTTCGGGTTACCGTATATAATATACGGTGGGGCGCGGTGTCCGCATAAGGGAGAGGGGTTTCCCCA